CGGGGCGGTCGAGGTGTCGGTATGGGCACTATGACTGAGGAGCAGCTGGATCTGTTTATCCCGGCTCCGCCGCGAAAGCCTACGGGTGAAGGTGATTGTCCGGGATACGACAAATGCCCGATCAGCATATGCGGCTGCCGGTGGTTGGGTACTGGCGACCCATACCCGCAAGAAAAAGGAAAAAATAATTCCCAACACTCTTGCAATAGGAATGATAATGCCCTATTATTAAATCACAGGCAGGCAATAACGCAGGCCGGAACGAAATAGGATGAGCATCATGGTAACTTTCACAACAGCAAACGGAACCACCTTTGAGCTTACCCGCGTTGGGTACAGCATCAACGCCAAGGCTCGTGGCCTGAATCTCGGCGCTGTCCGCTTTGACGGAAAAGAAATTGAAACTCAGTGGCTGATCAAGGAAGCTGGCAACAAGCGCATTTCTGCTCCTGTTCCTGCCGCTGCAATGGCTGATGTTTCCGCCATGTTTTCCAAGCTGGCTGCGGATGTTGCCGCCAACAGCGCCGCTGAAGCCGCATACGACGCGCATGTCGCCGGCGTCAAAAAAATGATGAACGCATAAGGTGATCAAAATGAACGCAAAAGAGATCTTGGATGCAGGAATTGAAATCCGCATCGTCTCCGGCGAGGGAACTGTCGGCAGCTCGGATGTGTACACGGGCAAGCGCACCGTCCGCGCTCTCAAGTCTCGCCTTACCCGCGAGCGGTGCAATGGCGATCGCTGGGCGCGCGCTGAGGCGCTTGTACATCCGGAAACCGATGACTCTCCGGCTGTCTATTGCGTGGTTTTGCTGTGATTTTCCCCGAAGCGGGCTACACGCCCGCCAACCTTCGCGCCCTGCTGAAACACGCAGGGCTAACCCAATCAGCTGCAGCCGAGCGGCTAGGCGTTGATATGCGCACCGTCCGCAAATGGTGCGCTCCGCTGGATTCCGATCACGCAGACATGCCGCATCATCGGTGGTTGCAACTGCTGGCTGTGGCGGCTAAACTCTAGCCATTCTCCATTCCCGGGTAAAAACCCCGCCCGGGCTTTTTATTCCGAGGCGCGTATGCAGATAGCTCCCTGTCTAATACCCCTCCCGCTTGGCAAATTGCACCCGATATTGGGCGTGAAGTTCATTGCCGTTCATTGTTCAGCTACCAGACCAACCGCATTGATGGGCGTCCGTGATATTCATCGGATGCACGTTGATCGTGGGTTTGCATGCATTGGGTATCACTACGTCATCAAGCGCGATGGCACGATTGAGCGCGGACGGCCAGAAGACAAGATGGGCGCGCACGTTGAAGGGCATAACCGTGACAGCTTAGGCATTTGCATGATCGGCGGAATTGACGCTGACGGAGAGGCCAAGAACAACTTCACGCAAGATCAATTTGACGCACTCAAGAACCTGTTGCTTAGCCTGCACGCAAAATACCCGAAAGCAGTCATTCAGGGGCATCGTGACTTCTTTGGCGATACGAACAAAGACGGCAAGATTGACAGCCGCGACTGGCTGAAAGAATGCCCTTGCTTTGATGTGAAATCCTGGTGGGTGCAGAAGGTGCAAGCATGAAATATCACGCAATCGGCTACCTCGTCATTCTCGCCATGCTTGCCGGTTGTGCCGGTATGCCGATCTGTCCCGAAATCAAATTGGCCATGTGTCCGGCGCAGGTGGCCAAATGAACAGGCCAACAAGCCGGATGCGTGAGCCGTCATCGTGGGGCGGATTGGCTGCCATGACGCTGGGTGCAATACCGATGACGCCGGAGGAGTTCCACGGCCCGTTGGCGATTGTGGCGATTGTGTGCGGTGCTGTGGGTTTACTGATGCGGGAGTGGCCGCACAAATGAGCATAATCGCGATGGTGACGGCGCTTATTATCCCCAGGCAGATTATCACTAACCCGCCTGAGCTGCCGAAGTGCGATTGCAGGTGCAAAAGAGCATGAGCAATCGAATAAACGATATAGGCGGATCAATGGATTACATCCTGCGTGAGCGCATAGGGCCAGCAGTTGTCGGCTTTATTGTCGCCATCAGCCGTACCATATACAAAGGCGGTCGCAAGAAGTGGCGAGTAACCATTGCCGAAGCAACCATGATTGCCTTTGCAACAGGAACAATGGGGCCGGTTCTCGCATACCTTGGAATGGACAGGGAAATGGCCTATCCGTTAGCTGTATTCATCGGATATGTGGGAATTGACCGATTGGGGATTGCAGTCTGTAGCCGATTGGGGATTGATTGATGGCAGGAGTTATGGGCAGGCCACGCACGACTGTCGCAGACTTGCCAGCAGAATGGGAATCAATGATGCGCGAAGCTGCGCAGGATGGCGCAAGCGCAGTGGAAATCCGCTGTATCTTGGGTATTGGCGAGTCCGCATGGGAAACGCTGATTGAGGATGACGCAGACTTTCGTCGAACCGTAAAAGAATCCAAGGACTTGTGCCAGGTCTGGTGGGAACGGCAAGGGCGCAAAATGTCTTGTGGCGAGTCGGACGGAAATGCCACAACATGGATCTTCAATATGAAAAACCGATTCGGGTGGCACGACAAACAGCAAGTAGACAATATCAGCTCTGACGGCAGCATGTCGCCAAAGGATACCGGCGCTGCTGTGCTTGAAGCACTGAAGCGCAAACATGCTACCGACTGAGATTGCGGACAACCGCACGGATCTGCTGACGTTCACCAAGACGCTATTTAAAGCGCGAAAGGGCCAGGAGTTCGTAGAGAACTGGCACCATGTCAAAATATGCCAAGCCCTTGAGCGGGTGGTAATCGGCAAGACCAAACGACTAATCATTAACATTCCGCCTAGGTACTCAAAAACCGAAATTGCCGTGATCAATTTCATAGCGTGGTGCATTGGCAACTTTCCGGATTCCGAGTTCATTCACGCCAGCTATTCCTCACGCCTGGCGGCCAACAACTCATATCAGACGCGCGCTGTTGTCCAGTCCGAAGCCTTTGCCGAGATATTCCCGCATGTGCGACTGATGACAGACAGCAAGGCCCGCGACGAATGGAGGACAACTGATGGTGGATGTGTGTATGCAACCGGCGCGGAAGGAACCATCACCGGGTATGGCGCTGGCAAATTGCGCGACTATTTCGGCGGCGCAATCATCATCGATGACCCACACAAAGCTGGGGAGGCGTCCAGCGATACAATGCGCCAGAACGTGATTGACTGGTTCCAGACGACTATTGAAAGCCGCTGCAATTCGCCAGAAACCCCAATCATCGTCATCATGCAGCGACTGCACGAAGAAGACCTGACCGGCTGGCTGTTGAAAGGCGGTAATGGCGAAAAATGGGAACACCTTTGCATCCCCGTACTAGATGCCGACGATAACCCGCTATGGCCGTTCAAGCATGACCGCGAGACGCTGGCCCGCATGGAGGCATCAAACCGCTACGTGTTCACCGGACAGTACATGCAGCGACCATCCCCGCTTGGTGGCGGCATAATCAAAGGCACGTGGTTTGGCCGGTATTCAATCGCGCCTAAACTCAAGCAACGAAAAATCTATGCCGACACCGCGCAAAAGACAGCAGAGCGCAATGATTACTCTGTTTTTGAGTGCTGGGGGCATGGTGAGGATGGGCGCGTCTACTTGCTAGATATGATTCGCGGGAAGTGGGAGGCTCCGGAATTGAAGCGCCGCGCCATTGATTTCTGGAACAAGCACGCGGCAGATAAGTCCAGCCCGCTCCGCCAGATGGTCATTGAGGATAAGGCATCAGGCACCGGCTTGATTCAAGAAATCAAGAATGGGGCGCGTATTCCTGTTCGCGCACAGGGTCGCAGCATTGACAAACTGACGCGCGTCATGGATGCGGTTCCGTATATTGAGTCCGGGTATGTTATGATTCCAGAAGACGCGCAGTTTGCGTCCGATTTTTTATCTGAGTGCGAGGGATTCACGGCTGACGACAGCCACCTGCACGATGACCAGATAGATCCGATGTGCGATGCAATCAAGGAT